GACTCATCGCCGGCTGCAAGACGTGGAAAGATCGACAGTGGCAACAGGTCTGCGGCGTAACGCGTGAGGAAATCGACGGGGCGCAAAGCCTCATGGGTTGGCAAGACGACGATCTTCGAGTCTGGGGTTATCCGTCTGACTTGGAGGACGAAATCAAACGCAAGCGCGAGGCTGGTCGCAAGGGAGGCCAAGCACGAACCCAAGCAAAGATTGAGGCATCGAAGGCCAACGGAGCGAAGCATAACCCAAGCAGAACCCAAGCAGAACCCAAGCAGGAACCCAACGTAATAGTAATAGAAAGAGTAATAGAAAAGAAAGAGAAGGAGGGAAAGGATGTCGCGGAGGTTTCCGCGATCAGCGACGAAGATTGGCTGAAGGAACTTGAGATCCTGCCGGCTTACAACCTGATGGACGTTCGCCGCGAGTATTCCAAGATGCAGACGTGGTGCAGCGTGAACCGCAAGATGCCGAGCCGGCGCCGATTCGTGGCTTGGCTCAATCGCATCGAAAAGCCGATGGACGCTGCGAAAGGAAGCCGAGCGCATGAAAGCGTCATCGACCGCTCCTGATCCATCGCCCGCAGAGCGCCGGCTGATCGCGGCGTGCATGGCCGGCGGCGTGCAGACCGTGGCCGCTGCAGTCAACCACGGCATCAGCGCCGAGACCTTCGCGGACCCGATGCTTGGAATTATCTGGCAGGCGCTCGTGCAGACCGCGACCGAGGACAGGGACACGCACGTCTTCAAAGTCGGGCGACGCGCTTTTGGTTCGGCCATCGATGCCGAGAGCATGGGCCAACTGGCGGAGATCGCCGCGCTTGAGCCGACATCGATCTTTGCGAAGCAGCTGACGATCGAAGTCATCGACGCGAACAAGCGCCGCAAGGCCGTCACCAAGCTCGCTCAAGCGCTCGGCGCCGTCACGCCACGCGAGGGCGGCGAGTGGGAAGAGGACTGGTCGGCCGCACGCAAAGCGATCCATGAGGCTGAGCTGGCGGTTTCGATCCAAGGCGCGACCAAGAGCCTTTCGGCAATCGTGGACGAATACATCCACGACGAGATGCACGGCAAGGAGGCCGGGGTCGTCGGGACTGGATTGCCGCACTGCGACGAGTATTTCGGGAAGATCCGAGGCGGCGAGGTGTGCGTGATTGCAGGCCGGCCGGGCGTCGGGAAGACGGCGCTCGCAATCCAGATGGCCGACTCAGTTGTGCGAGGCGGCGGCAAGGCCATGATCGTTTCCCTTGAAATGCAGGCGCGGGATTTGGTCGCCCGGCTCGCCAAGCAACGGCTGGGGCGAAGCGCCGGCATCGTGCGAGGCTGCACCGCCGCCGAGTATCAATCGGCGAAGACATCGTGGATTGCCTCAGCGCAAAAGATGAAAGCGGACGAGAAGCGGCTGCACATCTTCGAGGTTCGGCAGGTCAAGTCGGTCTCGGACATCGAAGACCGCGTGGCGATGCTCAAGGCTGCGGACGCTCTGCCGCACGTGGTCGTCATCGACTACCTGCAACTACTCCACGCCGAGGATCCGCGAGCACCACGCGAGCAACAGGTGGCTCTCATGTCGCGCCGGATAAAGCTCATGGCTCTGAACTTCAACGTGGCCGTGATTCTGCTCTCGCAGCTTAACCGGGACGCGGAGAAGGACGGCAGCCGGCCGAAGCTCTCAGGCTTGCGCGAGTCAGGCGCCATCGAGCAGGACGCAGATCGGGTGTGGCTGCTCTATCCCGACCCCGACGTGATGGCAGTTCCTGACGCACCGACGGTGCAGGTCGTCATTGACCAAGCGAAGAACCGCAACGGCGCGGGCGGCATCGCCAAGGTGGTCGAGTTCTTCAAACCCAGCTTTTCATTTCACAAAAAACTATGAGGCTTTACGACGAACAAAATCGGCTGCACGCGGAAAACGGTCCGGCAGTCACGAACCCAGACGGCTCGTGGGTGTGGTATCATCACGGCAAGATTCACCGGCTCGACGGACCGGCGGTGCGGCTCGTCTTCGCTGACGGGCGCATCGAAGAGCAGTTTTGGATCAACGGCCGCGAGATCGTGGCGCCGCAAATTTAATCCTATGAACAAAACCAAAGAAGAAATCGAAGCTCAGATCATCGCTTGGCTCAGGATGCGGACAGGGATACAACGCAAGGTCCGAGCAAGCACAACCGCACTCGAAGCCGTTGAAAAGAAACTTGCCGACCTTGTGGAGCAACTTCCCTCAAAATTCAAACCATGAAATCCAACACAAACGATCAACTAACGACGGCACTGGAACACGCAACGCGGATGCCGAGCGACATTAACGAGCATTTGCCTTTGCTCTCGTTACTCGCGGCGCAATGCCAGCAGGTGACGGAATTTGGCGTGCGGACCGGGTGCAGCACGCTCGCGTTTCTGCACGGGCTGCGAACGAAGCGGGCAACGCTGCGCAGCTACGACATCAACGACCAGTTCGACGTTTTTAAGACGATGCGGCCGCACACCAAAACGGACTGGGTTTTTTCGATCTGCTCCACGCTGGCAATCTCGCAGATTGAGCCGACCGACCTGCTATTTGTGGACACGCTGCACCGCTACGACCAAGTGAGACAGGAGCTGGCAATTCACGGCGACGCGGCACGGCGCTGGATTGTGTTTCACGATACCGAGACGTTCGGCGTGACGGGGGACGACGGCGGCGAGGGCATCAATCGGGCGATTGACGAGTGGCTGGTGGTAGAGCCGCAGTGGCGCGTGGTTTACCGGACGCACCGGAATAACGGGCTCACGGTGATTGAGCGCGAGGCAGAAACGCGTTCGTGATTGACTCGCAGCGCAATGCGTCAAAAGCGATGGGGCAACACATGACGACGCAACAAACACACGACCAAGATCAGCGAGAACTTGAGGCTTTGCGCTTCTCCGCAAGGGCGGCGAGGGCGATCACGACGCTTGAGATGCAGCGCAAGACCATTACGCGGGAATACGGCGAGCGCATCAAAAAGATTCGGGCGCTGATTCTCATCCTGCAACAGCGCGAGAGCATCGGGCAGCTCGGGATTCAAGGCATTGACGCCGTTGAGATTTCGCCCGAACTGCGGAAGCTGATTCACAATCCGGTTGGTGACCTGACGTGATAACGGCGACATACGACCGCGCATCGACCTACGAGGCGACCTATGACGGCGCACGGTCGGACGCGGGACGGCTTTCGGCGGAGATCATGGAGCGGCTCGTTGAGCTGCACGAGCTACGCATGACGAGCGCGGCGGACCTATGCCGCAGGCTCGGGACGTTGGCGGACCTTTCGCCGACGATGTTCCTGGTGACGCTTAGGCTGGGCTCGGGCGATGTGTCGGCGGTTAGGCAGTCGTTCGGCGAGATGGCGGCCAAGACCGGCAGGACGAGGCAGGCGTTGCATTACGAGTGGGCCCACGAGATCGAGCGGGTTAGGCTGGTGTTCCCGGCGCTTGCCCAGCTCATGACGGATTACCGGCAAGCGACCGACGAGGCGGACAGGCCGGAACCGGAGGGGCGGGAGTGAAACCGCGGTTTGCAGCGTGCTCAGGATGCCTCGCCAAACGCCGTTTAAGGCCGATTTTAGGCGATTTGGCGGCTTTTGAGGGTCAAGACACAGGGGGAGGGGCGCGGGGGAGGTAGGAGACTTCTAGGGGGGCGGTAGGGGCGCGGGTTAAGCGACCTAGCGCAAAAAATCCCATTTCGTTTTGTGAGCCACATTGACACATGAAACTAACAACGACCAAAATCACCGAGCTCTCGCTCGACCCGTCCAACGTCCGCAAACATTCGCGCCGGAACCTCGACGCGATCAAAGCCAGCTTGCGCAAATTTGGTCAGCAAAAGCCAATCGTCGTGGACGCCAAGGGCATCGTCTTGGCTGGCAACGGCACGCTGACCGCAGCGCAGGAACTCGGCTGGACCGAGATTCAGATCGTGCGGACCGACCTTGCGGGCGTTGAGGCCACGGCGTTTGCCATCGCGGACAACCGGACGGCGGAACTTGCGGAGTGGGAGGATTCGCTGAACGACGTTTTGAAATCGCTACAGGACGAGGGCGTTGACTTGGCTGATCTTGGCTACTCGCCGGAGGACCTTGGGCAATTTGCGGCCAACGCGGTCGGGATGCCGGAACTGGCAAGCGGGGACAAACAGCCATTCCAGCAAAAGACGTTCACGCTTCACGATGAGCAGGCCGAGGAGGTTGACGCGGCGATTGCCAAGGCGAAGCAAATGGGCCACGGCGAATCCGGAGTGAACGAAAACAGCAACGGCAACGGTCTGGCGTTCGTCTGCCAATCATTCAACCGGGCAAATCCGTGACCGCAAAAGAGATTGTCGTGAAGCCGATCAGCTCGCAGGACGCGGCGCGGATTGTGAAGGCGTGCCACTATTCCGGCAAGGTGGTGCAAAATTCGCAGCTGCACTTCGGCGTTTTTCTGGACGGAAAGTGCGGAGGCGCGATGCAGTTTGGGCCGTCACTCGACAAGCGAAAGATGTTAGGGCTTGTGAGCGGGACTGGATGGAACGGCTTTATTGAACTCAACCGGATGGCTTTTGCCGATTGGCTTCCTAGAAATTCCGAGAGCCGCGCAATAGCCGTTGCAATGCGCCTCATTCGTAAGTCTTACCCGCACATTGAATGGGTTGTGAGCTTTGCGGATGGGACGCAATGCGGAGACGGCACGATTTATCGGGCGAGCGGGTTTTTGCTCACTTCGATCAATGAAAGCATGAATCTCGTTATGCGCGGAGATGGGGAGGTGATTCATAAAATGACGCTTGAAAGCAATCCGACCGCAAAACGCGCTGAACTTGGCGGCAGGTCATATTACGAAATCACGGGCGGAAAATACAACCTTGAGGCATATCGCAAAGCCACTGGTGGAAAAATTATTCCCGGCTTTCAACTCCGCTACCTTTACTTCCTCAACCCTGCCGCACGCGCTCGCCTAACCGTTCCGATCTTGCCGTTCAGCGAGATTGACCGGCGCGGAGCGGGGATGTATAAAGGCAAGCAGAGAATCCAATCACGCGCCGGAGGTGACACCACGGACACGCCAGTCTTCCAGACTGGAGAGGGCGGCTCGACACCGACCCCGGCGCTCCAATCTTCTGAATGAGCGACGCCGCGCAATCACCGAGCGAAATCCTCGCCCGCCGCAACGTCCAAAACATCGCGGTAAAGCTCAAGGCCGGCAAGACGCTGACGACCTCGGAGCGCAAGGCGCTGAACGAGTTTCAGGCCGAGCAGACCGGCGGATGGGTCAAAGACCTGAGTGCGCTGGCGAAGGAGCTGGGGATGTCGCGGCAGGGCATTTACGATGTCCGCAATCGCTTTCCCGACGCGCCGAAGAAACACGAGGACGGCAAGCGCGAGAACCTGACCGCGTGGCAGGCGTTTTGCGCCGAACACCTGATTGGCAAGGACACGGCGACCAAGAATCTCGCCGACCTCAAAGCCGAGTTAATGCGCGAGCAAATCCGCCTCGCCCGGTCGAAGAACGAACGCGAGGCCGGCGACGTGATTGACCGGGAGGTAGTCGAAGCGATGCTCGTCACGCTCGGCCAGAAGCTCGACCTGCTCCTCCGGCTCAAACTGACAATCGAACTCGGTCCTCGTGGCGTCGGGATGAACGCGGCAGAGCTAAACGTCGAGGGCGGCGTGATTCTGAGCGAGATCCGCGAGGTCGTGAACGCGAATATCGCGACGTTTGAGGCCGAGGCGCTGGACCGGTCGAGGGAGTGAAGAGATTGTTTGAAATAGTGCTTGCAATCAATCAAACGGGGGATAGAGTTAGCGCATGAACTCAAAAGCACCACGCATTTCTTCTCAATGGAAAGGTCAAGATCGCTGCAACTATCGCACGATTTCTTTTTGGGTAGGAGCTGGCTGGACCAGTTCTTTTCTTCAGCGCGAAGACTTGGAAGGATGGGTAACGGTATGACCGCCGGCGGCAAACGCAAAGGCGCAGGCCGCAAGCCGCTCGCGCCCGAACAGCGCTCCGTCGCCGTGACGGTGCGCCTGCGTCCGCAAGTCGCGGCGCGGTTTCGTGATTTATGTAAACGGGCGGGCGTGAGCCAGTCGCTTGCGTTGACGGCATGGATTAACCAATCGAGGTAGCTTTGACCGCCTCCGACGCACTCCTCACCACGCTGCGCCTTCCGCAGCCTGACCGCTCGCCGATCTACGAATGGGCGCGGAAGCACATCGTCCTTCCGGAGAGCTACGCGACGCCGGGACCGTTCAACGTCCGCATCTCGCCGTGGCTGATTCCGATCTTCGATGCGCTCCAGAATCCGCTCGTCCGCCGCGTTCACTTCCGCAAGGCCGTGCAAATCGGCGGCACGCTCGTGGCGGACATCTGGGTTCCGTGGCTAATCTGCAACGACGCCGGGCCGATTTCGTGGACCATGCAGACCGACGAGATGATTGACCGGCACGCGAAGTCACGGCTCAACCCGATCTTCGAGTCGTGCAAGCCGGTGGCAGCGATGCTTCCGCGAGTCGGACCGCACCGGACGACGACCGAAATTTACTTCGGCGGCTTCTTTTTCCTGCTAAACCCGGCGAACCTTTCGAGCCAACAGTCGCAGTCCATCCGCTACAAGATCAACGACGAGATTTGGCTTCCGAAGTGGCAGGAGGTTTACGGCCACGCCGTCGCCCGCGTCTCGCGTTTCGAGGAGGTCGGGCGCTCGAAAATTTACAACACCTCGCAGGCTCCGATTATGGACCTCGAAACCGGCAACGTCGAGGACACGAGCTTCCGCCAAGGCACGCAGCAGGAGTGGAGCACCGAGTGTCCGGCGTGCCACAAGGTGCACCCGCTTGCCTTCGCGCTGCACAAGAACGAGGAGACCGGGCTTCGCGGCGGCGTGGTCTGGGATGCAGCGGCGCGGCGCGATGACGAGACGTGGGACGTTGCGCGAGCCGTCGAGTCCTGCCGATTCCGTTGTCCGCATTGCGGCCACGAGTCACCGGACACCGACACGACGCGGACCGGCTGGAAGCGGGCCGGGCGGTTCGTTTCGCTGAACGAGGCTGCGCCGGCGGAGATCCAGAGCTTCCGCGTCGAGTCGCTTGTCAGCCGGCCGATGCGGCTTCTGGTCGAAGAATTCTGCGAGGCGGACAACCATTTCGTGCGCCAAGGTGACGACAAAATGAAGATCGAGTTTCGCACGAAGCGCGAGGCGCGGCCGTGGATTGTCGAGAAGAAGGTCGTCAACCTCTTCGTGCAGGCGAGCGACTACACCGTCGCTCAGTTCAGCAACGGCGAGGCAATCGACGGCGAGGTCATTCGCTTCATGGCCGTGGACCGGCAACAAGACCACTGGTGGGTCGAAATCGGCGCTTTCAGCTCGGCGACCGGTCCGACCTACCGGCAGCTCTACTTCGGGCGAGTCGAGACGCGGGACCAACTGCGCCAGATTCAGCACCGTTACAAGGTGCAAGATTCATGCGTTGCCCAAGATCGCGGCTACCGGCCGGCCGACGTGGACCGGGATTGCGCGGACTTCGGCTGGCGCGGGATGCGCGGACACGCTCGAAAGACTTGGACGATGCGCGACGAGGCGACCGACAAGCTGATCAACTTCCCGTTCTCGGAACCACGAGTGAGCGACTACCGGGGCGGAGACGTGTTTTATTACGACTGGAGCGGCGACTATTTCAAAGACCTGCTTGCGAACGCGCTGGAGGCCAAGGGCGATTTGAAATGGTTGCTTCCGAAGGACGTAAATCCGCTCTACCTCGAACATCTCAAAGGCGAGTCCAAGGTGGAGATCCGCACCGGCGTCTGGGAGTGGAAGGAAGTGAAGAGCAACGCGCCGAATCACGGTCTCGACACCTCGGCGATGCTGCTCTGCATGGCGACGATTGCGAACGTGATTCGCTACGCAGCTCCGAAGGAATAAGGCCGGTTTGACGTTTCGAGCCTTGGTATGCTCGACAACCCATTTCTCGGACTGGACACCGCGACGCTTACCGCGCTCAAGACCAAGACGATTGACGCGATTCAAGCCGTGCTCCTGAACCAAAGCTACTCGCTCAACGGCAAGAGCGTGAGCCGGGCAGACCTGACCGCGCTCAACAACATGCTCGGCAACTTGCAAGACGCCTTGACCGACGCAGCCGGAACGTCAACCGATACGACCTTCGTGAGCTTCAACGGAAACTGACATGAGCACCGACTTTTTCGACGCGTCAAAACTGGTCGCAAATAAACCGTGGATTGACCGTGCGCTGGAAAACATCGCGCCGACGTGGGCGTTGCGTCGCCTCGAAGCTCGCGTGCAGAAGTCGCTGTTTGAGTATAACGCGGCGCGGACAAACCGGATGTATTCTCCCAAGCAATACACGCAGCCAGCCGAAAGTTCGCAGAATCAGCGGGACCGCGTGGTGCTCATGTATGAAGCTCGGGACCTCGTGGACAACGCGCCGGAGATTCGTGAAGTCTCGCGCAAATTTGGTCTCTACCTGACGCCGCACGAATACTCACCGACGACCGGAGACCGCGATTACAACCGCGTAATCGACGACTATTTCCACGCGTGGTGCAAAAACTGCGACGTGACGAACCGGCACAGCTTCAAAAAGCTCGTGCAGCTCGCAGCCGAGGAACGTCCGATTGACGGCGACTGCGGTTTCGTGATCCGACGCAGCGGCGAGGGTTTGAAACTGCAACTCGTGCCGGCGACGCGCATCGGCAATCCGAACGAGTCAGCCGTTGCCTCGAACAATTACTACCAAGGGATTATCACGAATGACTTCGGCCAGCCCGTCGCTTACCGCATTTTCCGACTCACGCGAGACGGCGTTTACTTCGGAGCCGAGGACATTCCGGCGAATCAGTTCTGCCATTATTTTGATCCAAATCGCAGCGACCAATACCGAGGCGTGTCGGATCTGGCTAGCGGGATTCAAACGGCGCGGATGCTGCACGAAATCTTGCAGGCGGAAAAGGCCGGCGTTCGTTTCTCGTCGCAGCAGGCGGCGCTGATCTTCAACGACCGAGGCACGGCCAACCCGCGCAACCTTTTCCAGCCGAATCCGACGATGGGATTGCCGAGCGGTCAGACGCAGAAGAACGAGCTGACCGAGGTCGGCATGATTCGATATTTCCAGAACAGCGACCGCGTGGAAGTAATGCCGTCGAGGCCGTCGCAGGCTTTCACCGGATTCGTGCAGCACTTAATGCACGAGATAAGTCTCTCGGTGGGCATACCCGAGGGAGTCTTGTTCGGCACAAGCGACTTCAAAGGCCCAAGCGTTCGGGCTGAGTTCGCAGCAGCTGACCGCGTGTTCACCCGTCAGCAGGGCGTGCTGACCGACAAGGTTTTGGACCCGATCAAGGACGCCGTGATTCTGGACGCCATCGCACGCGGCGAGATCGCACCGCCTCCGCTGCTCGCGGGCGAGACAATGGTGCAGGCACTGCGCCGGGCGACCAAGGGCGAGTGGCGTTTCCCAGCCAAGCTCAGCATCGATGTCGGCCGCGAGAGCGCCGCGAACATGAACGAGAACCGGCAGGGCGCGAAGTCGCTGCAAGAGATCGCGGCCGAGGAAGGCACCGACGCTTTCTCGCGGCTGGAGCAGATCGCAATCGAAGCGGGATTCGTGAAGGAACTCGCGGTCAAATACGGCGTGCCAGAGACGGCGATACGCCTCACGACGACCTCACTCCCGAGCACGCCAGCCGCCGCAGCCGCAGCAGGCGATGCGGTGGGAGCAAGCGCAGCCGAGGCGCAGGCGGCGAGCGTCGCGGCGGCACCCGCTGCAATCGAGCCGGTTCAACAAGTGCAGAACGACGCAAATCTCGTCACGATCAACTTCGCGACCGACTCCTACATTCCGACAAACGCGATGGCGGAAAACGCTCGCCGCGCTCTG